CACTTGGTCGGTGATTTTTTTCTGAACATATATTTTAAGAGAAAAGTATATGCCAGACATTAAGGATATTCTGAAAAATGAAGATTTCGGTAGCATAGTAGGTGATTTATGTGTTGATACCCGTGAAAATCGTAATCCTCGTGAATATATGGAGGAATACAATGGAGACAGAACCCGTCGTAAAGAATCAGTTGGGTATCGGGAGCCTAAAAAGATTGCTGTATATTCAGATACAGAAGTAGAAATTGACCCCGAAACAGGAGCCGAAAAGCCAAAGAGACTAGAAGACAAGACTGTCGATGTAGCTAAGGTCGTAACCAACCTACCTAAAAAGATCGTCCGCACATCTGTTGCTTTTCTGTTTGGCGGTGAAATGACTATCACAGCAGAAGATTCGAATGACGGATTTGATGAGTTTAAGAAGGTCTATAAGCGAAAGCTCAAGATGCAATCGGTATTGAAAGAGTTTGCTCGCAAGGTGTTATCTGAAACCAAAGCAGCTATTATATTCTATCCGGTCACTAAAGATGATGGAAAAAGCCAGTTGAAGGTTAAGATTCTATCTACTCCCAAGGATAGTAATGTCGAATGTGAATTTTATCCACACTTTGATGAAGACGACGATATGGACGGCTTTATCTATAAGTACAATGCAGAAGTCAATGGCCGTACTTGCGAATGCGTGAAAGTCTATACGAAAGATGTTATTTACTCCGGTATTATGGACGGTGTTTGGCAAGTGAAAAAGATAAAGAATCGTTTTGGCAAGATTCCGGTAGTATATGCCGAAGTCGATTGTCCGGATTGGGAAGATGTCGCTAATTTGATAGACAAGAAAGAAATGAGACTTTCCCGCCTATCAGATACTAATGACTACTTTTCCGAACCGATACTGAAAACTTATGGTTTGGCTAATCTTCCGAGCAAAGAAACTGTAGGCAAAGAGTTAAACTTTACTATGGAAGTAGATGCGGATACCGGTAATACATATCATGGTGATGCAGATTACTTAGCATGGCAACAGTCCTGTGAATCCGTAACACTTGAACTTAACCAGTTAGATGATGCAATACATTCCGGATCTTCAAGTCCTGATTTATCTATGAGTAAACTAATGGGGCTTGGCAACCTTAGTGGTACCTCACGTCGTTTTATGTTGATTGATGCAGAGATTAAGGCATCTGAACAAATGGAGATATTCGGCCCGGCAGTTCAACGTACAGTGGCAATAGTTCAGGCTGGAATGGCTAATATTACGCACACTAAATATGCATCGCAATTAAATGATAACTACATTGAGGTTGAGTTTGGTAGCATTCTCCCACAAGATCTAGCTGAAGAACTCAAGAACCTTGAAACTGCTTCTCAATTCAATAGCAAGGAAACGATTATAAAGAATTCACCATACACTGACGATGTGGAAACAGAATTGAATCGTAAGAAGCAAGACGAAAAAGAGACTGCACAGAATAATTCATTTATTGGAGCAACTTTATAATCTATGCCCGGACTTTCTTTCTACGATAAACAACATATACAGAAAATTGCTGCACAGCAGGCCGTAATAGCTAATATCTTTAATCAATTTATTCTTTCTGTTTCCCCGTATCTCCATAAATGGTCTGATGCGGGGAAAAATAACGTATGGATACGTAATCAGAGAATAGAGAGTGCAGTTGACCGGGAACTGCTGAATCTTGAATCAATGCTATATGCTAATATCTCTGCATTCCAAAAGGACGGCTGGGATCGAGCAGAAAGAAAGAATGATGATTTTATTTCCCAGTTCATCAAGGGAATGTCTATTTCCAGTGCAACAAAAGATGGTATGTTCGCTCATAGTTTATCTGCATTTGAAACTCTAAAGAACGATATAGATGCTAACGGATTCAAGTTATCTGATAGAGTTTGGAATATTACGCAACAAACGAAATCGCAACTCGAATTCTATCTTGATAGTGGCGTAGTTGCCGGACGTAATGCAAACGGAATCAGTAGCGATATACGGCAAATTTTGCAAAATCCCCAAAAACGCTTTCGCAGGATCCGGAATGAGAAAGGTGAATTGGTACTATCACAACCAATGAAGAATTATCATCCAGGACAAGGTGTTTATCGTTCAGCATATAAGAACGCTCTCCGGACATCTGCTACAACTACGAACATTGCTTATCGTAGTGCGGACTATGAACGTTGGAGCAAACAGGACTTCATATTAGGTATTGAGGTACATCGCTCGGCCAATAATCGAGGACCGTGCAAGATATGTGATGCAATGGTAGGTAAATATCCGAAAACGTTCAAGTTTACAGGCTTTCATCCTTTTTGTATCTGTTTTGCTACTCCTATCACCATGGAACCGGAAGACTTTGCTGATTTCTTGCTGAATGACACAGTTCCGCAAGGCCAAACTATTACGGATATTCCCCAGGCGGCAAAGGATTTCGTCAGCGAAAATAAAGATGGATTACAATCTGCTTTCTGGTACAAGGATAACTTTACCAATGATGGAGGACTACAAAGAGAAATAGTTTCCCAACCTATTACGAATGAAGTTATAAAGGTTTCTAAACCTAAACGTATCAAGACTGATGCAGAGAAAAATGATATTCAAAAAAGATGGGAAGACCGATTTGTAAGAAACTTCAACCAAGCCAAAATAGAACAGAAGATTGGTGTAAAAAAAGGCAAAGAAATGACCTTCGAAGAAGCTAATGAGTTACGGGGAAACATTAATTATGGAAAAGCAAGCGAATATAGTGTAAATTGCCAGTCTTGCGTAGTTGCTAATGAATTGAGGAGACGTGGATATAATGTTACAGCTCTACCAAATCTTCAAAAGACAGGGAACATTCCATATGAGTTATCAATGCGGACCAATTGGGCATGGATCGACCCCAAGACTATGGTTATGCCTAAAAAACAGACTGCAGGAGGCATATATGATATAACAAGATCGGGAGCTTTAAAAAGCAAAAGTATAAAAGAGTTAACCAAAGAATTAGTTGAACTAGTAAAAGAACCGGGAAGATATCATATTGATTTTGCTTGGAAAGGCAAGAATTCTGGGCATATTATTACTCTGGAAAAATTACATAATGGAAAAATAATAATATATGACCCACAAACTGGAAAGATGAAAAATTGGAAAGAACTATCAAAGGAAATAAGTTTGAGATATGGAGTTAGTGTATTACGTGTAGACAATTTGTTGGTAAATACTGATATTATTGACGGAATAGTGAAAAAATTATAGTAATGTATCTACATGGTCTTTAGACATGGAAGTCATTCCCATTATATCTTCTGATTGAGTATATGGTGCTAACGTAGCAACACTATCTTTAACAAGGATAAAGCGAGGATAACCAATACAACATCCTGCATCTTCTTTCCGGGATACTGTATATGCTAAATAGCCGTTCCATTCTCCATAATAGGAAACTTGATCGAATCCATTTTGAAGAGCGAGTTCTTTAGCTTTCTTTCTATATTCTTTCTTCTTATTATCCATGTTGCAAATATAGTCATTGATTCCGGAATAAAATATATAAGCAGGAAAAATTTACTCCCCTTAT